ACAAAAGCCGGCAAAGCGGCGAAACTGTCTGTATCTGGCATTAAGCAGGCCAAGGCTCTGGGCGGCCTCGATAAAGTCCGAAAGATGGTCAAAATTGCCAAGGTCGGTGGCAAGTTAGATAACACCGCCTTATCCAAAGCGTTCCAGACGTGGTACAAAACAGGTGGTAAGCCCCTTGCAAAGACGTGGGCGAAACAGGCGGAATTAGGCCAGAGGTCGCTCCTGAAGTTTGCCGGTAAGACTGTAATTAAGGGCGAGAAGGCCCTTGGTTTGGCCCAGAAGCTCGGAACTGGCTTTAAGGCGGGCAAAGCGGGTAAACTCTTCTACGCGCCCACCAGACGGGTTCCTGGCGAATTTAAGGAACTGCACGATATATATGTTCATTTCGGCAGAGATTTACCTCACGTTAAGCAGGCGGCGTATTTTGAGAAGATTAAAGGACTTTTCGACAAGGGTGCTAAGGCCGGTCTTTCCGCCGATGATATGGATAAGACCGTCAGAGCATTTGTCCAGAGGAAATATGCAGGAGAAGGTGGAGAGAGGTTTATTGCACAACGACTGGCCAAAAGGAAGGATATTGCCACTAAGCAGATTACCAAACTCCAACCAAAACTCGTAAGGGCCAAGGAAAAACTTGCCAAGAAGCAGACGGCTTATCAAGTGGCGGGGGAGTTGCCTGAGCGGGCACAGCCAACACTCAAGAGAGTTCCGAAGTCGAAAGATATAGGTTATGTACCGGAGATAAAAGGCTTCGCTGCCCATAAAAAGGTTGCCAAAGTAGAGCCTAAACAAATCATTTCTCCTTTTGATACCCAGTCGAGAGACTGGTTCAAGCTGAGGGGCCAGCCAGAAGGCAAATTTGTTAAGAATTTATCCTTACATCGTTCTGCGCAAGCCTATGAAAACCGAATAGCCAAACTTCAGACCAAACTAAATAAGCTAAAAGCCACTGGTACGGCAGCGGACAAAAGGCAGATAGTTAAACTCGAACACCGTATCAAGGGAATGCAGACAAAATCCTTCATTGATGCCATAAAAGGCGAGAATAGGGCAGCTCTTCGCAAATACCAAAACCTCGTAGGCCGAGACAAGGCGCGAGCAGCGAAGTATCAGGCGGGGTTGAAAGCAGAGATAAAACACGCCGAACAGCAGACCGATTCCCTGTCCCGCCAAATCCAGCACAAGTCGTTATTTGGTCGAGGCAAGAAAGTTGAGCATGGAGAGATTGTTGATGTAACTGCAATCGGAAGGGCCAAAGAAAAGGCGGTGATGCGCAAAGGGCAGGCTGCAAAAATGCTCGCAGAACGACCCAAACAGGCAAAAGTCATAAAGGAAATTGGGGGAGAGTATGACAAATTAAGTAAGGAGTTTCTCGGCAAAGAGGTCGCTGCCGGTGTGCCGGCTAAAGAACTGGCCATGCCTATAGGGTATGCCCGACGAACCTCCACACCGGAATTTAAGGCTTTTGTCAAGGCGAACAAGCATCGTCCCGAAATAGCAAGGTTCGCCAAAGATATATCCGCCAAGAACCCGTCCCAGATAGCTCGTAACAAAATTATCGGGCAGATGACCGACGATGAAGCCCTTAGATACTTCCAGAAATTAGGCTATAAGGGCGAGCAGGTATTTGATGTTGGTATGGCCGGCCCCACGTTTTCAAGGGCGCAGATGTCTACAAGGTCGATAGGCGCAGCCGATACTATAAGCGAAGCGTTAAGGAAGTTCTCCAAGCCTGACCTGCCGATGTGGAGGGCAAAAAATTACACCGCCTCCGCGGAACAGTTAATGTTAGGCGCGGGCATGGACCCCCAAAAAGCGGCTATGTTCAAAGGCAGGATAATACCAAACGAAATAGCCAACGCCTTATCAAGTATGCACGAATTGGCGACCTCAGAAGAGGCCTTATCTGCCTTCTGGAACGGCTGGACAGGCTTCCAGAGGTATATGAAGGGTGCTTTTACAATGCCGTGGCCAGCCTATCATTCGAGGAATATGTTCTCGAACTTCGTTTTGAACTGGATAGAGGGTGTTAAAAACCCACAGTCTTATATTGATGCCTTTATGTATCAAACGAAAAGGGGCAAAGCTCTGGCCCTGCCTACTGGTAAAGTTTTGCAGCCGGACGATGTTCTAAGGCTGGCTGACGAATGGGGGATTTTGGGCCGGTCGATAGGAATGATGGCCCCGGAAGAGATAGGCAAAAAGACCTTTAAGGGCGCTAAGGGCGTCTTACAAAGGCACATAAAGGGCCAAGGGGCAATCAGGAAAGGGGGACAAAAGGTTGGTATAGCTATTGAGGACAACGCCCGATTAGCGCATTTCATAGAAAAGCTAAAGATGGGTAATTCCCTTCAGGATGCTGCTGCCAGTGCAAAGAAAGTCCTGTTCGATTACGGCGATTTATCCAAATTCGAGAAAACATATTTGAGGGAGAGGGGGATATTTTTCTACACCTTCGCCAGAAAGAACTTCCCGCTCCAGGTCGAGACCTTACTAAAGCAACCCGGCAAGCAGGCGCTATGGTCACACGTGGCTGGCGGGTCGCCGGAGATGCAGAGCGAGAAGCGTGTGCCTAAATGGTGGCGCGAGCAGATAGTTACTCGTCCGTTGAAAGTGCCGTTTATTACTCCAAAGGAAGGCGAAGAGACAAGAATAGCCGGATTAGGAGTGCCTATCGAAGAGGCTTTCGGCTCGTTTGCGGGGCCTGGTAATACAATGTTTGAGAGTGCCCGAAGAATAGCGGCAAGGCAGTTTGGCAGACTATCGCCGCCGATTACAGCTACGGCGGAGTTTGTTACTGGTAAAGATATTTTCTTCGATAAGGATATTGACGAAATCGGCTACGCGCCTTATGGGGCCAAATATGCCCCCAAATTCATTAAAAAAGTCGCAGGCATCAAGCCCATAACCTACAAGGGAGAGGTGTCGAGGTATGCAATGAACCCCCGCCTATCGTGGGCTATTAGAAAATCTCCGGCGGCAAGGATATGGTCGAGCGCCGGTATGCTATCGAGGCGAGATGAAGGATTGGGCGCTAAGACTTATCATTTAACTACCGGCTTTAAGCCGAGGGTTATCGACCCTGAATATCAAGAGGAAATGGGCTACAAAAGGGCTGTTCAGGAACAGTTGAGGTCAAAGTTCCGAACAGGTGAGATTAAGAGATTCGAGCGGTTCTATAAACCCAAAACCGACCCTATAGACAAGGACCTCGCTTTATTACTAAAAGCGCAATAATCCAACTAAGGAAAGAAAATGGAAGAAGAGATGGAGACTAACGAGGCCAGAGGCAAGGCGCACAAGTTAGAATACGACCCGACAGAGATTCCGGTCGAGGCTATGATACCGCTGGCCAAGCTCCTGACCAAAGAAGCGGGGCCACACGGCGAGGGGAACTGGGAGAAACTAACTGTTTGCGAACACGTCAAACACCTTCACGCCCACCTGTTTGAGTACGAGCAAGCCTCTCACGACCCCCGCCCATCTAAAGACAAACTGGACTACGAACTAATCCGCGTTATGGCAAGGAGTATTTACGCCTATGCCGTATTCACAAAAAACGTCAACTGTGACAGATGCTAAATGCTCGATACGCGGTTGCGAGCTTGGCAACTTCTATCTTGAGATACCCGCTATAAACAAAAAGATATGCCCCGATTGTTGGATTAAGGTACTGAATGAAATCGAGAAAAGTAAAGACGCATAGATTCAACGGCGTTAAGTACCATATTATTTTGAGAGACTTGCACGGCTTTACTGATTATGGCCCGACAAAAGATGAATACTCCCTTGTGGTATCTACTAAGCCGCGTTCTCGAACAGAGCTTGTCATCTTAATCCACGAAGCTATGCACGCCGGAAACTGGGATAAACACGAGGAAACCATAGACAGGTCATCGAAAGAAATAGGCAATTTACTCTGGCGATTAGGGTATAGAAGGAAAGGAAAATGATAAACAAACAGACTAAAAACTCGATACTGGCCGAAGTTGCGGAGGGGGATTTGTCAACAGAGCAAATCGCAAGGAAACACAATGTATCTCGTTCTGCTATAAAGACCTGGCTGAAGAACGTGCCCGTACAAACCGTACCAAACCAGCCCAAACCCGACTTCGGCAATATGCCGCAAAGAAAAACCGACCCTATCAAAATGTTGCAGGGTGTTATCAATGTAACGTCGAGCCACGACACGGACGATGATTATCGCCAAATCTCAATAGACACCGACAAGCCTATTGCTGTTATGAAGGCGGCGGATTTGCACTTAGGCGGGCTTGACGTAGACTATCCCTCTTTGCTGGCTAATCTAAAGTTCCTCTTGGAAACGCCCAATTTCTATTTGCAGCTATTTGGCGACGACCTGAACCTGATGGTGATGCACAAAAACGCAGGGGCAAGGCACGACATACTCACGCCGGAGCAGCAGATTAACCTCTTGACCGGCATTGTGGATACCTGCTTGGAGAGAGGCAAAATTATAAGTATGGCGTGGGGGAATCACAGCGACGAGTTTACAGAGCGTAATGCGGGTTTTGGGATTGTTAGAGCGTTAATGAAGTATAAAGTGCCGTACTTTCGAGGTCTGGGTTACATCGACCTGAAAGTAGGTAAAAACATATACCCGATGGCGTTCACTCACAAAACCCGCTTCAATTCATTTATGAATGCGCTTCACGGCAATAAGAGGATGGAACAACTACATAAAGAGTTTTTCGGAGGCAATAGACCGCTTGCCAAAGAGTACATCACCGCCCATACCCACTACCCTGCGTGGTCGGCGGAGGGTTGCTTACCAGAAGAACGAGTATATTATATCAAGTGCGGGACTTTTAAGACGAACTGCCTGTACTCACAAAGATACTACGGGCAGGGACGAATAGGCGTTCCCACCGTAGTCTATCATCCCGACCGCTTTGAACACGTCTGTTTGCCTACCCCCTGGGAAGCCTACCGCTATTTGACAGGTAAAGACTACCACGCTTGAGGCAACAGATTGACACCTCAAATAATCAATCCGCAATCCACTTTTTCACTATAATTGTCACTATCAGCACGGCCACAGCCCCGCACAAAAGGCACACGCCCAAAGGCATGTCACTTGCAAACTGATTGATTTTCTCCCACAGAGTTAATTCTTCCATTTTTTACCTCTTTCCTAAATATTCTCAAATTTTCCTTGACAGGTTCCAAACTTTGCTTATATTTACGTCACTGCCCCTGCGATAACCACGAAGCGATGTTGCGGAAACCGCAGGGACGGGCAACGACGAGGGCACGAGGGTATAGCCATGTCGAGTACCATTGACTTCGCAAAAGAGCGGCAAATTTACCAAATCACGCAGATTTTGAGGGCTTGGCCAGTTTCCCGGGTTTCTTTTCTACGGGAATCCCTTGGGCTTCTTTCACAATCTGCAAAACCTTTGCCCGAAACTCGTCATCGGGGATTTGCAAAAATCCCTCTTCGCCCTTATGGTGGTAAAATTGCTTCTGTACGTTAATATCTTGCATTACCCACCATTCGGCGAATTTGCGTAATACTTCTTTCTTGATAAACTTGCGAGTTTTGGTTTGGGAGCGGAAAGTTTTAACAAGCTTTGCGTCTAAATCTGCCCCTAAGTGCAAAATTTTTTTGTCGTCTCGTCCCATTTGTAAGTATAGTAATATTCGGTAGTTACAAGCTGCAAACTATTTTTTTTTATTTTTTCCAGTAGAAAACTGTTGACAAACACAGCAAAACACCGATAATTTACCGTAGTTACTTAGGAGTAAAAACGATGTCAGAAACTCAAAACATCCCAACTGAAACCAGAGATGCAAAAATCACAGCCTCGTCCTTGTTATGGAATGCCTTTGATGAGTGGATGAAGCGTCAAGGGTGTCAAACTTTTACTGAGGGCCTCCGTACCGCGATAAGACAGGTTACAGGATTCAACGGGGAATGTCAAGGAAAATCTGAAAAAAAAGGAGAGGAACATGGATGAGCCTACTGTAACAGCAGAAATTGGGGAATGGGTAATCGGCGATATTTGCCGCTGGGAAATATGGTCAAATGGTCGCCATATTGCAGACGCCAAAGGTGAATCTGCGCCAGAATGGGCCGCCCGTGCCCACCAAATAGTCCGAGACCACAATGCTCACGATGGGCTGGTGGCCCACCTAAACTGGGCCTATGACGAATTAACAAATATATACGAAGGGCTGTCGTTATTGGCCGAAGAAATACCACCCCGATATCGGGTAATAGGGACTATCCTTGCCGAAGCCCTCGCGCAGGGAGAGAAGGGGGGCGGGAAAATTGAAGTCATCGGCAACGTCCACGATAGCGAACTGTTAGAAAGGGAAGAATAATGGGAAATCCAATAAAGCAAATTGAAGGGCGAAATGTGACTGCTGCTTGCAAAAATTGTGATGCTTATAGCACCCCCGAAATGGAATGTCGCAAGCACGCCCCAGTATTGTTGCCTTGGATTATAAGAGACCAAGGAGCTTATGATCCTGTGGCCGTAGCCATAACCGAAACGTATTGCACGGAATGGCCTAAGCCAAAACCTGATGATTGGTGTTGTGAGTGGTTAGCAGAAACGCCGGCTTAGGCCGGATAACGCTCTTTTACATTTTAATATGAGGTTACAAAAGGTGGCTTGGCGCTGGCTTAAAAAATGTTATAATACCGGTTCGATGCAATGGCCGGTATCGAAAGGAGGTTAAAAATGGAGCCGGTATCAAGACTATTTGAACAGTATCTAAATGTGTCGAATCTCGCCGATTCTACGAGGGAAACCAAGAGAAGGGCGGTTAGAAGATTTATTGATTTGTGTGGTGATTTAGCCATAGAGGACGTTACGTTCACCCACGCAGAAGATTACAGAAAGTGGCTATGCAACCAGACATCTCCTTCGTCCGCCAACACTTATACGGCCAATCTGAAACCCTTTTTTACTTGGGCCGTAAAAAGAGGCCACATCAAACTTGACCCATTCTACGGCTTATCTTTACTGCCTATTCAAGAAACAGAATCAGTTCTATTCTCCCCGCACGATATTGAATCAATCATTAAAGTTGCGGACGTGAGATGGAAAGTTTTTGTACTCTTGGCGGCGGTAGGGGGGCTGCGAAGGGGCGAATCTCAGAACCTAAAGGTTTCGGATATTCACTTCGACGAAAGTTTCATTCAGGTATCCCCCGCAAAGGACGGCCCGACGACGTGGGAACACACAATTAAAAATCACACCTGCGCCCCCGTACCATTCCCCGAAATCGTAGAGTTACCACACAGCACTATAAATTACCATACCTTAATGGTAACTCTAATCGAGAAATTACAACCTGACCAGCCGTATATAATGTTGACAAGGGACTGTTACGACAGAGCAATGTCACGTAAAAATTCAGGGAAAATGACTTATGAGCATCGTGGCAATCCGTGGGGCAATTTCGACAGAAAGTTCAAGGAACTCTGTATCTGTGCGGGAGTGGGGCCAAAAGAGTTTCGTAAGCTGCGAACCACATTGGGTACGGTCACGGCGAGACATTTCAACCTGACAGACACGCAGAAGTTGTTGCGTCACAAATCGCCCCAGACTACGGCTAAATTTTACATAGTCGTAAACCATCAAGAACTGGTGCGTAGAGTGAACGAAGCAACGAAAAAATTTTATGTGACCAATGAAACATAACATATATAGCGCAACGGGTTATGTGACAGAAAACCTATTCTTATGTGATACCGGCCAAAGCGTCAGGCCGCCTTAAATAAACCGCGTCGGGAGAGATACCTTGACACGGACGGTGCAGACGGAGCTGCTGCACTATTAAGTAGACCGGCGGCGACTTTCTTTCCACATTTCCATTTAACGGATACGACTACAACTTCCCTTCTTTGTCCCGCCGGTGCAATCATCCAATCTTTGCTTGCTGGCGGCGTGAAAAAATCAGGGAGCCTGATTCGTAGCAAGTAGCGGCTTAGGACAGGGAAACGCCACAACCCCTATGGCACTCATGTAGGCTTAGCTCGAAGGCGAATGGGGTTCCGCCAGTCGTATTTGCCAAGTCGTAGATATGGGCCTGAGCCTGTCCAGCGAGCATTTTTGTCGGCGGCGGCGAGCAATCGCTTGGCTACGAGCAGGGGAATACTAACGTATGCCAAAAACTCGGTCGAGTTGACCGCTCGGCGAAGAGCCACAAGGTCATTAAGCCCTAATCCTGCCCGCCGACAGTTATCATTTATTCAGCTTCAAACCCTCCTCTTGGGGGTTGGCGACCTCCTCCCGCTGACCCCTATTTTCAGACTTCAACGGGGTCGGGTTCTCCTCCTCCTCTCCCTCCAGCCCGACCCCATATTATTGAAAACGTCAGGGGGTGGCGACTGAATTTCTGTTAACCCCAGAAATAGGTTTATACACAAGATACAAGCCGCCCCCATTTTTGAAGAAAGGATTGAAATTATGAAATACTCACTGGATAAAACTTGGGAACTGTGTCTGGAAATGTGGCCAGACCTTGTGGCCGAGTGGAAGAAAACAGGCAAAGATATAATAGTCTTAAAAGGGAACTGGATGGAAAGAAAAGGCTTTGAGGATATTCTGAATGATTGTTTTTTCTGCCATTATGCTGGCCAGGACGAGTATGGAGGCGCAGATTGTACTAATTGTCCTGCCATACTGGTTGACCCTGGTTTTGATTGCAAAAATAGTAATTACTATTATCGTGACAAGCCCGACCTTTTCCTCGCCAAAATCGTGGAACTAAACAAAAGGAGATTAAAAATGAAATGCGCAAAGCTAATATGTAGTGACGGAACGGAAGTAGAAATCAGCGAAGAAACAGAGCGAAACCTGAGAGAGAAATTCGGCAAGAAAAAGGAGTTTGAACCAATTCAGTTGTGTCACCTTCGGGTAGACGTGGCAGGGGGGGGGGCTTATGCAATCCTAAGTTGGTATAATTCGTCCAACACCTGTTCCGCCACTCTTGGCGACCTCCGCCGAACAATCGCCGCCATTCAATCGGCCATAGACTATATCGAGAAGAAATGAAAACCCTCATACTCACAATCTGTTTACTGTTAGCCGGTCAACCGGCTGCTAAACGTATGCGCGTCACGGCTTATTGTCCTTGTGAGAAATGTTGCGGCGAGTGGGCTGATGGTTATTTTGCTGATGGTACACCCGTTGGCGGCTTGGTGGTAGCTGCGCCAAAGAATATACCGTTTGGAACTAAACTCGACATACCTGGCTACGGCATAGCGGTTGTTAGGGACAGGGGCGGGGCGATAAAGGGAAACAAATTAGACGTTTACTTTGACACCCACCAGGAAGCCCTGAATTGGGGGGTGCAGTATTTGGAAGTGAGGACAAAATGAGACCCCGCGCTTTCAATCATTCCGTTACTGATGTGCCGCCAAAGCTGGCTGATACGCCGCTAATCGACTATGCGATGCGCAAAAGGGAGATACCGCCACTGGCACACAGAGACGACCCAAAACCGAGCTTTATCGCCGCCGACAAACTTCTCGAATTAAATACGGTCGAGAAGCAAATTGCCTTTATGGTAGTTGAATTAAAAAAGCATGACTGGCATCGAGGTCGAGAGCGGATAGAGGGCTGGACGTGGATGGAGTTGGCAGACGAAATCGACAAGGTTAAAAGAGTTGAATATTACTATATGTTCCAGCGGAGAGCCAGTATCGCAAAAAGGCGGGGGAAGATTCACGTAGAAATGGAGCGAAAATGCAATTATACCGGCAACCCCGTGCAGGCGTGGAGGGCAGGATTATGAACGAAACAAAATTTCCAAGCGAGAGTTATCAGGTTTCTATGCACCTTGACATTCGCTGCCCTATCTGTGGCAACGAGGTTGTCGAACACCCGCTACATAAAGAGGACGAGCCGGTAGAACACGAAGATTACTGGCATCACAAACGCTGTTTAGAAAAGAGGACTTGAAAGCAGAAATGACAAATATGACGGAGCAAGAAGAATGAAGATGTACCAATGCGTACAAGGCAGTGATGAATGGTTTGCTGTTAAGCTCGGCAAGGTATCTGCAAGCCACTTCTCAGAGGTTTTAAACAAAGCGACTGGCCGTAAGACTTATATGTATAGACTGCTTGCTGAAAGGCTTTCTGGCGAGCCACAGGAGTCCTACAACAACAAAGCCATGGAAACGGGCATCGAAACCGAGCCGGAGGCAAGGGCTTACTACGAGGCGTTACACGGCCAAATAGAGCAGGTAGGGTTTGTGGAACTTAACGATGATGTTGGCTGCTCTCCTGATGGGCTGGTTGGCCTTGACGGGCTGGTGGAGATTAAATGCCCCTACCCCTCAACACATATACAATACATCGACAAAAACAAAATGCCAGCGAATTATATACCACAGGTTCAGGGTCAACTTTGGGTAACTGGCCGGAAGTGGTGTGACTTTGTATCGTTTGACCCGCGAGTCAAAGCAAGGCCCTTCTGGATGATACGAGTACAGAGGGATGAAAAATACATCAAAGTTTTGTCATTAGCGGTTGAAACCTTTGTCGGCGAAATGAAGGAACTGGAAGAAAAAATTGTTGGCAAGAAAATAAATTTTTGAAAGGAATAAATTATGGAAGCTATTGTGGAATCTGTCGTGCCCGTAGAGGTTCAGAAGAAAATCCAAGAAACAGAAGCCTTGTCAACTGCCTATGCCGGCTACAGTATTGATTGTCCCGAAAAATATCAAGCATCGGCGGCAGACCTTAAACTCATCAAGACTAAATTCAAGGAATTGACTGATACTCGAATGAGCTTGACCCGCCCAATAGAGGAAAGCAAGAAAAGGATTATCGCCCTTTTCCAGCGGCCCCTTGATTTCTTATCTCAAGCTGAATTGTCTATTAAAAAAGCAATGGTCGGCTGGCAAACGGAACAGGAAAGAATCCGCCGAGCAGAACAGGCGAGATTAGATGAGATACAACGCAAAGAGGCCGAGAAGCTACGGCAACAGGCCGAGAAAGAAGCTGCCCGGGCGGAGTCCCTAAAAACAGAAAAAGGTCAAGCTGCTGCACTCGCCAAAGCAGAAGAGCTGAAAGCTAAGGCGGAAGTGGTCACATCTATAACCCCAACCGTCGAAAGCAAGGTCGAGGAGGTTGAGGGCGTTTCGACAAGGAAGATATGGAAATTCAAGATAGTCGATGTCAATAAGATACCAAGGGAGTATCTAATCCCGGACGAAAAATATATCGGCCAAATTGTTCGTGCGTCTAAGGGCAAAAAGCTAATCGAGGGAATTGAAATATACTCAGAAGATGTAATTTCTTCAAGAACCTAAGAGGTGAATTATGGAACTACTGAACAAAATCCAGCAGGAATTAAAAGTCAAAAAGAACAAATATCATAAGCACAGCAACTTTTGGTATCGAAGTGCCGAGGACATACTTGAGGCAGTGAAACCGCTGTTGGGCGAAAATATATTGACGATGCAGGACGAGGTGGTGCAGCTCGGTGATAGGTATTATGTCAAAGCGACAGTAACGCTAAGAGACGCAGGCGGCAAGGCAATAATAGATTCGACCGCTTTCGCCCGTGAAGTCGCAGAGCGGAAGGGTATGAGTCCAGACCAAATCACCGGAGCAGCTTCCAGCTACGCCCGCAAGTATGCCCTTAACGGACTATTTTGCATTGATGACGCTCAAGACGCAGACTTAACAGAGAACGGAGATTTACCCCAAAAACCAACGGCAGATGAGGAAAAGGTTTTAGCTGCAATTTGCAAACAACTGGAGAAACAGACCAAAAAGAAAGTTATCAAAAACCGCGTAGCTGCAATTTACCATACGGAGCTTAATAAGTACCCCTCCGACCCCGAACGTATCACCGCGGCGATAGAATGGCTTGTGGGACTTAATAGGGAGGATGAGTGGACGGAAAGTGCTGATATGGAAAAGTTAAACAAACTGCTCGACCAGGCGTTTTTTGAGTTCGAGACCGTGAATAAAACTTATCTTGAGGACAAGGACGGCAAAGAGAAGTTCTGCAACAATGCTTTTATTCGTGCTGTTACAAAGGAGTTTGGCGGCCTGCCGGAGAACAAGACAGTTGAGGAAATAGTCGCAGCAATCAATCCCGAAGATGTCGCTGTAAAAGTGAAGGAGAAGTAATGAATGTGAATAAAGTTTTTTTGGCAGGGAATTTGACCCGCAACCCCGAATTGAAGTATCTACCAAGCCAGACGGCGGTTGTCGAATTTGGTATGGCGATAAACAGGGAATGGAAAGACAAAGCCGGAGAGAAGCAATCAGAAGTCTGTTTTGTTGACTGCGTTGCTTTCGGCAAGATGGCAGAGAATATCAACAAGTACGTCGGAAAGGGTGACCCGTTCTTTGTTGAAGGCCGACTGACGTTTGATAGCTGGGCGGCACAGGACGGCAGCAAGCGAAGCAAACACCGGGTGACGGTGGAGAATTTCCAGTTTTTAGGCTCGCCGAAACAAAGTGAACCGAGAAGCGAAGAACGAATGGAATCTGATAAACAAGCAAAAGGTAAGGATGTGAATTTCTAAAGGAAACGAGGGCAAGGATGCCTGTGTATCAAGTGAAATCAATAGTTGAAGGACAGCCTACTTTTGAGAAGCCGCTGAACGAGATACTTGCAGAACTCAAAGCAGGGGGAGCAGTAAAGACCCTAACACCTCTTGAGTATATCACGGACCAGCAACGCAAATGGTACAAGGGGATATGCCTGAGAGACCTTGTAAAACACGACGAGAACGGAGAAACAAAGGCGTGGTGGGATATGGAGGTAAAGAAAGTGTGCAACGGCCTTGAGTATCTCAAAAAGGAAATTTTCTTTTTTGAAGATGGGGCAGGAGGTCGGTTTGGGGTTGGCAGATTAACCACAAAGAACGTAGGCAAAAAGAATATGACAGCTTTTATTGAGGAAATATTGTCTAAGGCGATGGTGAAGGGCTGGCCTATCGGCCCACCGGACCCAGAGTTAAGAGTTGGCTACAAGGAAAACAAAACCAAAGAGGAAAGCGAGGCCGAGTAATGGAAGTAACAGGTAGATTCTCCGGCGAAACTTCAAGCCCTGTAAAAGACGTAGTTTTTGAGATGGGTTACATAAAAGCCTTCGAGGGCTTAGATGATATGTGGATAGATTTTATCAATGAGAGGCTCAAAAAGATGAGCAAGGCCGAGCAGCTAATACTTTTGAATCAAATGGAAATTGCAAATATCGAGGAAACACTAAAACGCTAAAGGAATAGCAGAAATCATGGACGATAAACACAGGGAAGTCTCGAAGTCACGCATACCGCCTTACTCCCTAATCGAAATCTGTGTTAAGCTGCGCATATCATCCCTGCCCCCAGATTACCAAGACCCCTCGCCCGAAGTTTTGAACCGAATCCGGCAGGAGGAATACGCAGAATATCTAAAGAGATTTGATGAGGACTTTTGAATGACCCTGCCAGTGAACAAGATAATATGCGGTGACTGCTTAGAGGTTATGGCCGACTGGCCTGACAACTGCGTGGACTTGGTGCTGACCGACCCGCCGTATGGGATAGGGGAGAGCAATAAAAAAAACCTGAGTAGGGGGAAGTGGGCTAATCCCACAAATTATGGCGAATATGAGTGGGACAAAGGCAAAGTTTCTGATGAACACTTAATGAACGCCTGTAGAGTCGGGAAAAACCAAATTATCTTCGGCGGCAATTATTATGGCGGACTACTTGGCGATACAAGCTGTTATGTTGTTTGGGATAAAGACAATGGTAAAAGCGACTTTGCTGATTGCGAATTGGCTTGGACATCATTTAAGACGGCCACAAAGCTGGTTAAGTGGAAATGGCAAGGAATGTTGCAAGAGGCAGGTCACCAAAAAGACTATCGCCAACACCCCACACAAAAGCCGCTCGGCGTGATGAAATGGATACTTGAACGATACAGCGAGATTGGCCAGTTAGTCCTCGACCCTTTCTGTGGCTCTGGCACTACCTGTGTAGCTGCTAAGATGTTAGGCCGCAACTACATAGGCATAGACATAAGCCCTGAGTATTGCAAGATTGCCGAGCAAAGACTTCGGGCTGTAGATACAGGCGTACCAGTTAAAGAGCAGCGTGCAGGCCAGATGGCACTGTTTGAGGAAGGCTGAGTATGTATAGCATAACAAATTATGACGAATTATATCGCCCTTACGACAAATCGGGAGGGGAGCTAAAAAAGCCTGATTTTGTAAAGCTACCAGTAAAGCCAAAGGGGGATGGACTACAACTACTTTTAGAGCAAAAGCGGGGGTTAGAAGTCTTTGGTGTTTGGTGCTTATTGCTCGAAAAAACTACCGGCGAAAAGCCCCAAAATAGGGGCAAATTACTCAATCATAAAGAGGAGCCTGCAACAGTGGAGGAGATTGCGAGAGGAATTAGCCTTAGAACTAAAATAGGGCTGGTCAAACACGCCCTAACTGCTTTAACGACAATGGGTTGGCTAACTTTTTCCGGCGAAGCGGAACAAACTTCCGGTAAAGTTCCGCTTAATATAACTAAAGATAACTTAACTAAAGATAAGTACGGGGAATTTGTTTCCCTTACAAAAGAGGAGCATCAAAAACTAATCAAGAAATTCGGTGAACAGCAGACGAAAGAGAAAATCGAAGACTTGAATTTGGGTATCGGCTCGAAGGGATATAAATATAAGTCCCACTACCACACGATTTTGAACTGGCATAGGCGAAGAGAAAAAGAGGGGAAGGCAAAGAGCGGCGAAGAGAAAGAGTGTATCAGAGGGGGGTGTGACGAGTGTGGCCCCGCAATCCACACAGACGATACCGGCCAGAAGTATTTTATGTGTAAGAGGCACGGAGGCAAATAATGGCTAAAACCAAGAACCCCGAAAGACAGAAGTGCTGGGACGAATTTGCACATTACGTCCGGCTGAAAGGCTGTCTGGAGACTACGGGTATGGCCTTTGTGGGAATTTGTATCACCTGTGATGTCCAATATCACATTACTTATCTGGCGGCAGGGCATTACGTTCCAGGTCGGCGCAACTCGGTTTTGCTGACGAAGAAGTTCATAGATATTCAATGCCGAAAGTGCAATGAAATATACAACGGGCAATCAAAGAAATATCGCAAGGTTTTAATCAAGAGGCACGGCAAGGACTTTGTGGACAGGTGGAAGAAAAGGCTGCTGGCTAAAATTATCCCCGACAAAGCAATTAAGTGGTCGGCGCGGCGCGAAAGATATAAGCGCAAGACCCAAAAACTATTAGAAGGTGACGGATACCGGACGTTCAAGGAAGTAACAAGTGACAGAATTTAATTTAAGGAGACCATTTATGGCAAAGAAGGTAAAGAAATTTCCGAAGAAGATTTTTGTAAAGCGGGCAACAGATGGCGATTTAGAGTGGTTTGAAATCGGCGAAACGATATCAGATGTGGCCGAATTTGCAGACGAAGTACGCGTTGGCGTTTACGAGCTTAGCTATCATGAAGTTATTGAGAACGTAACGCGAATTAAGGCGTAGTATTTGGGCGTAGAAATGCGCCCTGCCATAATAACTTAATTTAAGGAGAACGAAATGAGCACTAATGAACACAAAGTAGAAAAAGAAATGAAATCTTATGATGTTAAAAAGGTTTTAAGCGACTTTATGAAAACGTTGGGGTACAAAGCGTTGCGGGGGTGTGGCGGCGATATAAATATGCGGTTTACTGAAGGCCACCCACGCAAAACGGCTTCAGTAGACGCGGTTGTGTTTGAAGTTCAAGACCCTCTCAATCCCGAACTCGGCACTGTTTATATCGACAAAAAAGAGGCTATTGAAATTATAGCTAAAGCCAAAAAAATTGATACAAAAAACCACATTATTGAAATAACGTCCTAAAGGAGACCTGAAATGAAAAGTGTAATGTTAATTGTGATGCTGGCGGTTTGCCTGTGTTGTGTAGGCTGCCTGCAAGAGTTTGGTGCTGGCGTAGCCACTGGTGTAGTGGCCGCAGAAAAACTATCTGAGGATGCGCAGAACAGGTTCATTGAGGCGGTCAATGCAATGAACGAAGAAACAGCCAAACTCAATGCCAATGTGGATGCTGAAGCCCTCCAAAGTCTAAAGGGCAGAGAGAAAGACCCTGTAACGTGGATAGCTTTGGCCTCGGTTTTAGCAAATGCCTTCCTCGGCGGTAAAGCAGTTAGTAAGAAAAAGCCAGAGTAAACCAGAAGAAAAGGACTGATTGATGATAACAACAGGCTGTAGAGAAAAATATAGGGGTGTTACTCCTGAAATCGAACACGACGAACTTGTGCAGAGAGCGTTTACTTGGCTGCAATTTTCCTTTGGTTGTTCGGTTGTATTCAAAGAACGCAAGGCATCTACACAGGAAGAACCAGATGCCATAGGATTCAGAGGCGGATTTAGTTGTTTGATTGAGTGCAAAGCGTCAAGGGCTGATTTTATTTCTGACAAGAAAAAGTCTTTTCGGAGAACACCGTCTGAAGGTATGGGTTATGAGCGGTTTTATATGGCTCCTGTTGGGCTATTAGAGCCGTCAGAAATGCCGGATGGATGGGGGCTTCTCGAAGTGTATGAAGTGCCGCCTATGTGTAGAAATCGAACAGTAAAAATCGCAAAAGAAAGCGAGAAGTTCATTGAGAGAGCTTTGTCAAAAGAAGTGTCGTATTTGGTTTCGGCGATAAGGCGGCTGAATATATCAATGACAGTATTTGTTAGTGAGGCTCCCAAATGAAAGCCGAATTTAAGTACCGCAAACTTACAAAGAAAGGGCGTGTAAAATGAAAATACGATTTTTATTCTACCGAGCGTCACAGGAACGCTGGAACATTGTAGGCCACGCCATAGCCCTATATACGGCTTTGCTGCCTATGAACTGGGGCAACTGGAAGTATTGGTATTCGCACGTGGAGGTATGGTTCCCTGACTACCCGCCAAAAGGCAATGGTTGCGATGAAAATATGTGGACATATCCAAAGTTTTTAGACGCAGGAGAAGATGGCTATGGCCGATTCGGCGAACAATTTATGGGTGAGTGCTTTTCCTCAACTACACGCGGCGATGCCGAAGGGACAAGGTTTATCCCTGCCAACAAGTTATTGAAACACCCTGAGCGTTGGGATTATATCGAGTGTGAATGTGACAAAGTGCAAGAGGTTTACGATTGGTGCAAAACCCAAACCAAAAAGAAATATGATTATTGGGGCTTGTTTGGTTTTCTCAGCCCTTTTAACATCCAGGACAAAAAGAAATGGTACTGTTCTGAGGTTGCTGCAAGGATAATTTGGAAGTTGAATATTTTGCCAATTCTTTATGAGCGCATCTCCCCCCGCCGATTAGCGTCTAAGCTGGCGAAGAAATACCACGAGCCGATAAGGCTGGTTGCTGCTTCGGCGGCGAAAGGAAAGAAATGAAAAAACGATACAGATATATTCATTTTGAGGAAGTTCTCGATTGTGGGTGGTATTGCTACAACAACGGGTCACATGCTCGGCTCGGAACAGCGACATATTATCCTCAATGGGAACAGTGGGTGATGGACTTTCAAGAGGACTGCGTTTTTAATATTCAGTGTTTACGGGACATCGCAGACTTCCTCGGCCAACTAAACAAAAAATCCAGTAAGCAGTCGGCGAAAGGTGAGAAGAAATGAATAGGTCATACAGTCATATCGAAGAAACAAGACGTGAGTTTATTCGGGAAAAGCGCAGACATATCAAAGCGGCAAAAAAGAGTTTTAAGAAATTGAGGTCGGGCTGTGCGTTATCGCTTTTCTTTGGTGGGACGTATGACTTCCAAAGGGCTTGTCGCCAAATGGGACTTGCCCTAAAAAAAATGGATGAAATAACAAAGCCGTTGCGATAAGCAGTCGGCGAAAGGGGAAAAATGAGCAAAGGAAAACCATTAAAATGCGAGCCAATAAAAATTGATGACCACACATGGTATTACGAAGAAAAGAAAGGGGTTTGCGTGGTACGGCAGATTTGGCGGCATGGAATTTATTCACATACGGAACAATTTCATATACCCTGGAAACGATTATTAGAAAGTGTACGTAGGAAATATGGTTTGTAAGCAGTCGGCGAAAGGTGAGAAATGAGCAAAATACCTTATTTAGACGAAACGTGGAACTTTATGGGCGGCTGTACGCCGGCGGGTGAAGGCTGTGCGCGTTGTTGGGCTTGCAGGCAAGCGGCGGGTCGCCTTAAAAACCATCCGCTCTATAAAGGCTTAACCCAAAACGGTAAGTGGACAGGCGAGATACGGCTTTGTACTGATATAGGCCGCAGTGATATTCTTGAACAGCCCTTACGCTGGAGAAAGCCACGAACGATAGGCGTACAATTTATGGGCGATTTGTTCCACAAGAAAGTGTGGATGGATTTTATCGGCAAAGTCTTTGATGTAATGTATAAATGCAAACAACATACATTCCAGATTTTAACAAAACGACCAGACAGAATGGCCGAGGAAATTGCCTGTCAAATACAAGCCCCTATGAGAATGGGTGGCTTTGATAACGTTCACTTCGGCGTATCGTGCGAACTACAAAAGTACACACCCAGAATAGAAACGCTACTCAAGATACCAGCGGCGAAAAGGTTTGTGAGTTTCGAGCCGTTGCTGGGGGAGATAGACGCAGGTTGGTTTATGAATGTGCCAGAACCACAACCGATTTTAGACTATATCATTATCGGCTCCGAGTCTATCGGCGGTGCAGCAGGCAGAGAATGTAAGCTGGAATGGGTGGAGAGTTTGGTTGAGCAGGCAAAAGCTGCCGGTGTCCCCTGTGCAGTCAAGCAGATTCACGTCAACGGCAAATTACTCAAATACGACAAGAAAAACAAAACGTGGCCCTCGGCGTGGCCTGAAAATCTTAGAGTTTGGGAGATATGATTATGAGTGTATTTGTAGAATTGAGCTACAAAAGCAAACCAGTGGGTCAAATCGCGGTAAGTGATAGCGGATTCGTTTTTATGACGGACTATTCACGGCCGTATTTGGGCCAACAAAGCTATCGTTATTTTGATAATACTAATTGCCCTATATGGGATAAAGCAGAAGTTAAGCAGGAGGCCGAAAATGAGTAAACGCCGCAGAGCAAGAAAACCTAAGCCGAAACGCCGCACCGTACTTGAATATATTTTGTGCGGTGTCGGTTTTACTCTTGGTAGAAAGAGCAGAAAGCGAGGCCGAAGAAAATGAGTAAGTGTAAAAACCCAAAGTGTGTAAATGGAATGGTAACTGATTCTAACGAATGTGGCATTATACACAAGCACTGCCCCGACTGCAAAGGTCAACCACTTCTACCAATGCCGGAAGAATGGATTGGAATGATATATAATGCCTCTAATGACCCCTGTGATATGTTGTATGGCCCGTGCGCGTGTGGAGCGTGGCATAGCTTAGACGAATGGATAATCAAGAGGAAAAAATTAACTTTAGAGGGTTGGGTTGACCCTGACTGCACAGGCGAGCAGCCGGACGCAGGGGAGAAGGTAAGCAAAAAAGAAGAACTTATGCTTGCTATTACAGATATTGCGGAAACAGCAAATAAGCGTATCGCCGACCTCCAGACCCAGCTTGCCGAGGCAAAAGAGAGGATTGAGGGCTTGATAAGCGGGCACTTTTGCTGCTCGCCCCAGTTAGCCAAAATAGCCACCACTTGTAATTGTGCCCATTCAGACAGACACAGAGCTATGGATTGGGCAATAATTGACAAACTCCAACAGCAGCTTGCTGAGCTTACAAAGCTAAAGGACTGGGCCGTAAAGCGGGCGCAAGACTTGGCGGTAGAAGTTACCGAGCGGGACAAGGAGATAGAGGGGCTGAAAACACTTTGTTATCGAGAAAGCGAGGTATTGAAAAGAGCATTAAAGCTGAAAAACAACAAGTCTATGATAAAGGTTGTGGCCGATAGTTTAGCCGAGCAAGCCCTCGCAGAAAAGGTCAAGGACGACAAAAATGAGGTCAGGGATGACCAAACCCACCCTAAATGACATATATTCCGTAATGACCGACAAGCAGCGCAGGCGTTGTGAAATGCGGTGGGAAAGGCGGTTCTCGGTTAGGTTAATAGCGGCTCTGGAGGGGAAAAGAGAGAGGTCGATATACAAATCTATCGCCAACGGCAAAAAAAGAGCAGATAAATTCTATAAAAATCTGCCCAAAAGGTTCAAAAAAGGTTCAATAATTCCCTAATAACGTAAAGAGACGGTTTATTTATGGCGGTACATCGAGGCTTAAACGCGACCAATGGTTCAGACTCACCAGAGGATAAAAGTCTTTTTCAGATTATTTCCAACAGGAGATTGACCTGTGGACATCAAGTAAACATTGCAATTTTCAAAGAAGAACCACACCGCTGCCCCGCCTGTGGCCTTAGGAGAGCGGATGGTTTTGACGTTGGTATCGAGGGCAGGTGGATATTCGGGGCCTTGTGTTCTGGGTGTGACTGGAGCTGTTAGCTCTTTAGGCTGAATACGGCCAAACAAGTAAATAGCGGCTTTTTTAATCGACTACTTTTTTGTAGAGCACTATTATCAGGACTAATGCTGCGGCAAAAATTCCGGCATACACCGTCCAATCGGGCAATCCATTAACAAAATAGTCGATTTTCTCCCATAAGCTATACATAATTCACCTCAATATAAGCCCTGCCCGCCTGCCTTTGTCGCGGATAGAGACGAGCAGGGCCGATTGTAGCCCCATACACAGGGGCCGGAGTTAAGACTAAGCTTGTGCTGGATACGGGTATGTGTTCTCAATTCTGTTAGCAAGCTCTCGCAGAACAAATACCAGTTCCGTTTTGTTTTTGGGGTCGTTGCAAAATCGGCTTGTTTTGCCGCAGTCGATTGTATAATTTACGTTCATAGCGTGGTTGCTCGATGCATAAACCAAGATTAGCCCTTTGGCAAGGTCGTTGGAACGCTCTAAAGACATATTTAAGCTCCTTAAATTGACTGTTCAGAAATAATATCAAAGAATTTTCTAAAAGCACCTACTCCACAAGTTTCATAAGAAAACGGAGGAGTGAAACTGGTTGGTTCTATTTCTCCTGTATTCATTGGGATTCCAAAAACTCGAATATACGCACCTGTCTTGTTTTCGGCACGCTCAAACATATAATTCGTACCCAACAAATAGCCTTCTAGTCCATTGTTGCCACGTGGCTCACGCTTACAGCAAGCAATGCCACGACTAATAATGTTAATTGTTTCCATCTTTCTTAACTCCTTAACTAAGGTTATTTGGTTTATGGGCAGTATTCAGGGTTACACAATGAATACTCTTCGCGTTCATCTCCATCATCTTGTGATACCATTTCATCGTAACATTTACGGCAGTAATTCCCAATTTCGACGTCGTTGTTGCAACATTTATCATCAGTATCGCGGCTTGCGCATTTCATAATTCTAACTCCTTATTCTGGCAAGCCTGGGCTTGCGGTTAGTTAATTTTGTAAGTGTTCCAAATTATCACCGTTATTAAAAGTATTGCCGTAACGCCTATAAAAAGCGGAGTGTAAAAGGCCGCTTTGGGTTGTCCTAAAACATCACCAAAGCACTTTGGCCGATACTGTTCATATAACATAGCTCTAACTCCTCATAAAAAGCAGGCCTGCGTTCGGTCTTAGCACCGGACAGATGAAAGACTTACTAACAAGCCTGCGTTTTAAGTTGAGTTGTGCTTTCGTCCGGTGCATGGGTATATTATAACATCGACATAAATAAAGTCAAGTCTTTAAGCAAAATAAATGGGAAAAAGGTTAAAAAAGCCTGATAAGCCGCTGTATTGAGCCAAAAACAAGGTATTATATAATCTAATAAGTATATAAGGTATTATGGAGCGATTGTTATCTTGCAAAAAACGCGGAATTGTTTATCTCATTCGTTGTGATGGCAAGAGGTATTATAAAATAGGCGTTACAAAGCAGTTAGAAAAAAGACTTAACACCATTGAAACTTGTTGCCCGTTTCATATTGTACTAACCGCTTGGGCTGAAACAACAACGCCTTATGACCTTGAGAGTTATTTACACGGCAGTTATGCAGCTAAGAGGATTAAGGGAGAATGGTTTTTGTTAGACGACTGCGATGTTGCGGCTATACGGCATACATTAAAAGCCTCGGTTCTTTGATGTTAGTCAATAGCAGTTATCAGCCCAAAAATGAAGATATACCCCAAAACAGCGATATTAAGCCAATAAACACCATAAAAGCCTTACGAGGATAGACCTGGACGCGACAAAGAAGAAAATGAGTACCAAAGCACCAACAAAAACAAGCCCTATAAGCATAGAAGAACTACTCCGCAGACAGCAGCAGCAATACAGGGCGTATGAGGCTAAGTATTTAGTTAGACAAGCATGGGAAAAACAAAAACATGTGATGTAGCGACCGAACAGAGATATAACATATTCGCTGATTGCATAATAAAGGGATTAAGTGGCACGGTAGCCTACAAACAGTCTCACCCTCTCTGCAAGCGAGATGACAGTGCTGCCGTAGGTGGTCATAGGCTATTAAGGAATGATAAGGTTAAGGCCTTGATAAGGACTAAAAGACAGGCAATACAGGCGGTTGACGAGTATACCCGCACCAAAGCCCAGTCTGAATATGAGCAGGTGCGGTCTCTTGCTATCGACAAGGCCGACCTAACCAATGCTAATAGCGCCATACGTGGCAAGGCCAGGCTGTATGGCTTGGAGATAGAGAGAGTAGAGCATGACCACTTCTTAGGCCGTATGCCGGACGCAGGCCAGGCCATAGAGCGCAGCAAGGCAAGGGCAAAGCAGGTACAAAGCACAGTGATAGACAGCGGCCAGCTGGGTGATGGTGGGGGTGATGTACCATAACATTTGTTATGCGACATAGCAACAGCCATTATTGAGCAGCAATCAAGGATAACATGAATAATGATATTATAAGCAAAACTACAGTTGCAACGAGTAGAAAACGGACCGCAACAACAGGCAGACAACGCGGGCAGGTACACCCCGGAGGGGGGCGCAGGGGGGTGGGGATGTGTATATATAATAACCCCATCTGGATATTTTAGTTGAAATCGGATTCAGGACAAGTAAGGACGGAAATTGAAACATATTTTCCCGTATTAGTAAGCTAAAAGCGGCGATTTGCTTCTATTTTTGGTCTCGTATTTGGTTGATTGTTGGCGACATTGAACCGTACGCTGATGACTACCCTCTATTTTTGTATGGATAACGGGGTGAGTTGAAGTGTTTTCCCGAAAAAGCAGACAGTTACGGGGTTTTTTGCACAAAGCCCGGACGAGATTTGCCTTTTATTTCAGTGGTCACAGGGTCTTTTTTCGGTGTCCCAAGTACGGATTTAGCTTTTCGGTGGGTTACAGTTGGGTTTCTGAGGCCTACAAGGTGACTGTGGTTATCTGGAACTGGTGTTTTATGTTCCCATTGTGGTGTTGTTGAGAAAAGGAATGGAATTATGAGATGGCATATTTACAATTTGGCATTTAGGGTTTTTGGCAAAACAAGTCTTGGTTGGGCTTTAAGATTTGGAGATAAATCAAGGCGGGCGAGGATTTGGTAGATGACCCCTATTGACCAATTACAGAGAAAGATACGTATTCTGACTGATGCCCTGAAGATTTGCCGTCGCCTTACGGACGAACTTAAAGAAACTAACAAAACACTCCTGGCGGTAAACATGGACCTACAGGAGACATTGCGTGACAGTTTGATAGAGGAAAAGGAAATATCCGCAAAGGATGATTTACTGAAAGAGGTAGAAGAATGAAATCGTTACTTAGGTTTTTTGTATGGATTTGTGTAATTGCTACGACTTCTGTTCTGCTGGCGGCTGCTGCATCTTCGATTAGCACATCTATTACCATAAGCGGGTTAGGTAACGCCAGTACCAGTCTGAGCATGAGCTACACCGGTACAGTCCCGGATGCCATAACTAAGGGTTACACCCAAATAGCAGTCGATAACACCGCCGAGGCCCTTGAGGTGGGCGATATATCCACTATCTGCGGTATTTTGATTAGCTGCATAGACGATGACGACAGCGATTCAGACCTTATCTTGGAGATAGACCCGAACTACGCCACGTCTTTCGAGGCCCACATCATAATTGCCGAGGGCGAAAGTGCCTATTTCAAGCCTCACGGTACGGTTTATATAAGAAACGACGCCTCTGATACGAATGATTTAGACTACGAATACGTGGTGTTCGGAACGAGATAGAAAGGAAGAGAAAAATGGATAGCGAACTCGAAAGAGAAGTTTTTTCTGAATTGAAGCGATGGGCCAAGTGGTCAGAGGAACTTGATGGATGTGATATGTCGGATGCTGGCCACACAGAAGAACCCGACCCAGACATTATTGGGCGATTCGAGAGAGCTATCGTCGCAGGCAAATATATGCAACCTGTCAAGTTCCTCCAAGATGTGAAATTTTAAGAAAGGTAGAGAAAATGGATTCAGGGACAGGTTATCATTTTGACATAGAATATAAGATTAGAATTGCGAAACGACTTGGTGGAGACTCTGTAATAAGCGTTTTTTGTGACCAAGACCCGGACAACTTCCTTGAAATGGAATGGTCGCGAGATGACATTAGTCGCGGCTTGACGGGAGCTGGTGTTGCCATGCGTCGTCATTTTGACAAGCATCTCAAGGAAAAGTTTCTAGCTTGGTTAAGAAAATGATATACCCGCTCGATAGCGACCTAAAGCCTGTCATTTTTAAGGAGCAGTTCCAGGCACTCCTCAAGGACAAGGAATGGCAGAAGGATGAGATTGTCCGGTGCTCCGAAGAGCGGTGGTACTTCATAGTAAATTACTGTTGGACTATTCGCAAAGACGATACCGGCAGTTACGTTGAAAGAGTACCACCTAAAGAATATTTAAGACTGGTAGCAGATGATTGGTGCAGACGCCCGTTTTACTTACTTTCCAAGAGCCGCCAACTTATGGCGACGTGGCTGTTTATTATTTTGCATCTCCACGCGTGTATGTTCAAGGAGAACATTCTTGTCTGTTGTCAGACCAAGAAAGAGGATGTCGCCGACGCCGAGATGATTCAAAGGGCGCGGTACGTTTGGCAGCAGCTTCCGGTCTGGATGAGGAAATTCAGCACATCGAGATATAAGTATTGCAAGCTGGACTTTCCCCATACCAGTTCGAGAATGAAGGGCATACCGGCCGGTGCGGACCAGATACGGGCTATGGTCCCTAATTACCTGTTAAGTGACGAGTTCGCCTTCCAGCCGGACGCAGAAGAGGCTTATGCGGCGGCCCTGCCGTGCTGTCAGAGGATTACACTGGTATCTTCGGCCAATCCGGGGTTCATGGACGAACTGGTTCACGATAGGATAAAGGTGGCGTAATGGAAGTTGAGGCGAATTATAAAGGTTACGGCACTTTGCCGGACGATATTTGGGGCTGGTATCAGTTGAGGCTCAAACATTCTGATGGCGGTCGTTACGACAAAGCGCCGTCAACACATGTCCACCTGGAGACCTTGCGTTACTATGCAAAACAATGTGACCATATAACTGAATTTGGCGTTAGATACGTAGTCTCCACGTGGGCGCTATTAGCCGGAAGCCCGAAAAGAATGGTCTCGATTGATATTAGAGAATGTCCGGTAGATGTAGTTTATGCCGCCGCTAAAAAGGGTGGTATTGACTACGAGTTTATCTGCGCCGACGATTTAGAGATAGTCATAGAGCCGACAGATTTATTACTTATAGACAGTCTGCATACATACGAACACTTGACCGCCGAACTAAAACGCCATGCACAGAATGTCAAAAAGTATATTATCGTCCACTCTTTATCGTTTCCGGGGGTAAAGAGGGCCATAGTGGAATTTCTCTATAAGAACAAGGACTGGTCTTTTCACGAAGTCAGGCCACAGGCTTACGGTCTGGCCGTTTTGAAATATGACATGGACGCCTAAACATCAAGGAGAAGACCTACGGACGGGTTTCTTTCACAGACAGATACACTACTCCGACGACCCGAACAGGGATTCCGAATGGGTTAAAACGGAGAGTATCAAATATGGGGGTGTAAATTCCGCCAAGTGGCGGCGCGAGCAGGAGATAGACTGGAACGTATTCGGTGGCCAGAGGGTCTGGCCGATGATAAACCGCGGATATCACAGTGCGATTATCGACCTTAACGAAGACTGGGCCATATACCGAATACTCGACCACGGGATAAGGCATCCCACCTGCTGTTTGTGGGTTGGTGTTAATCGAAGGGGTGACAGGCACTTTTTCAGAGAGTATTACGCGACTGATAAGAGTATCGCAATAAATTGTAGGCAGATACTAAGGTTCACAGACGAAGAAGTGATTGATTCTTATATCGACCCATCAACGAAAAAGAGGATTAACTACGTAACCACCGATGCCAATAGCGAAAAGAAGGGTCTTGCCAGAATAATGGATATCTACGAAGAGAACAAGATTCAGTGTTCTCTGGCCGATAACTGTGCCGCCGGCTACGATAAAGTAACGGACGGGCTTCTATCGACTATGGCCAGACATGCGATGCGAACCGGACAATTACCGGAGTACATGGCGGAGATGGGCATAAATCAGGACCACCTATGTATTCTGGCGGACAAGCCCTCGATTACTTTTGATTTAAGGTTCGTACCGAGAGCGTTTAACGAGACGGAGAACCTTCGCTGGAAGGAAATTACAGGTGACATTTCCCAGAAGAGCGAACCGGAAAAGACGGTTGACGTTCAGGACGAAGGGCCGGATTGCGTAAGGTACGCCATGCAGAGCGATTTATTCTGGCGACGGCCTCTACCGAAAATTCAGGAAGGAAGTTATCAGGACACACTTCTCAAGCGGCTTATGAAACGAAGAAGACAGGGATATAGAAAATGGGCATGAAAAAAGACAAGAACAAAAAAGGCAAAAAATATTGGTGTAGAGGCAAAAAATGTCCTCTGACCTGGCTAACACTTGACGGTATTTATTTTATCCGTTGCGGATACGATGATTCTGTTCCTCAGTGGAGAAAATGGGCTTAATATGGCAAAAGAAGTAAAGAAAACCGTAGCATCGGAATTGACACCGGCCGAGCGCGAAAAGGCCAATAAAAAGAGAACGTATAATTACTGGATGAGTTGTATCGGTCGCGCCAAGAAGCAGATGCCCACTAAAGAATGGACGGCCGCCGAGGAGAGGTACACCGCTAAGAAGAAGGACAAGAACGGGCAGGATATTCGGCCGTTTGTTAATGACTGTAGAAAACTGCACGAATCGTCCATGTCGTTTCTCGACCAGCAGGAACCGTCTTTTAAGGTCTCCCCCTCAGAGGCTTTTATGAGTTCCGAGATTGCTATGAAGCAGGCCGAATGTGACGGCGCTTATCTGAAAGCCGTGTGGCGGGAACAGCACTGCCAGAAGGCCCAATCGAGAAAACTGGGTTCCGCTTTGCTGAAGAATAACGGCTACACCCTGCATCAATTCGATGTTAAGAAGTGGATGCCGTTTATCAAATACGTAAAACCTGAAAACGCATTACTCGACCCGGACTGTGACGGTCTCGAAGAGAACGCTAACTGGAAGGGTTACTTCGAGCCGGTATCACTGGAGGAGTTCAAGAGCTGGCATCCCGACATTGGTGACGATATAATTAAGGCCCTCAGGGAGAATGCCGGTTCCGTTCTTACCGAGGAGGAAAGGACAGAGACGGCGGACGAGGACAAACCGCTTTACCAGACTGTTCTGGTCTATCATATCTACGCACGGAACGCCGCGGCTATAAGGAAAATCAAAGACGACGCTATGGCCGAAGTGCCGGAAAAGAGGCTCGCCGAGGAACTGCAACTGGAGACCCCGCGGAGGTATCTCCAGTTCGCAGAAGGTTATTCGGCCCCGATAGTAGATGAGGATTTTTGGCCGTTTGATTTGGACCACGACGAATTTCCCCTTACGCACTTACAGTTTAATACCGCCGATTCGCTTTACGGGTTCACCGACTACGAGCAGATGCAGCGCCTCGACCTGTTAAGCGATGATGTGATAAGGGATTTGGGGTTAGCTTCTTTCTGGGCGGCGGTCCAGAAGTTTATAGGCAAAGCCAATCTTTCAGTAACCCGAACTGCAATCGAAGATTTCCTCAATAATACCAAAACATCTTTTCTCGAAGGTTTGGCCGATTCCGCAGGCGAACCGTTAATCCAACCTCTTGAAAGAGGACGAATCGACCAGGCTCAAATGGCGGTCTACACCTTGGTTCACGACCAGTCGAAAGAGGCTTCCGGGCAATCGGAACTATTAGAGAACGCCGATGCTCAGGCGTATAAAGATGTCACCGCCTTGGCTACGAGGGTAATAGAGGCCAACCTGCACCAGAGAGTAAATAGGAGACTGGGCGGGCCGTGGGGGTACGAACAGTCGATAGCCGAAGATGCGATAAAGATGCTGGAAATAGCACACCAGTTCGTACCACAGGTTTCGCAGGTGGCTATGATGGCAGATTTCCCCGTTGAGGATGAAGTAGGTGCTCCTATTTTTGGCGAAGATGGCATTACTCCATTGACCGAACAAAAAGAAGACGTAAAAGACCTGCCGTGGGACGAGGCGTTGAAAGCAATAGCTGAAGGCGGTCAGTTGATTAAGTTGGGGGTAGATGCTCTCGTCGGGCCGGAGTTGGCACAGTTCTGGTCGTATAAGACCCCTGCTGTGCAATGGAGATTAAGCACGAAGGTAACGGTCGAACCTGGTACTACAAGGTCGGTTACTAAAGAACAGCAAACCGCTGTTATGAAGCAGTTGTATCTTGAAGTATTTTTCCCGTTCTACCAAATGACCGGCAAGATAGATTTGATGCGAGACTTTATCGAGATGATTGGCCGCATGGGCGGTGTGCCCAACATCGACTCGAAACTGCCTACGGTCAACGAACTAAAACAGATGATGGTTATGGCGGCGGAACAGAAGGCCGCGGAGCAGCAGGCACAGGAACAAATGGGCGAGGCCGGTGGCCAGCCGTTAAATTCAGCGGATGCTAACGGGGGAGAAGAACAATCAGTTTAAGGAGAGAAAATGTATTGCAAAGATTGTAAGTTTTGGAAACCACGAAAAGAGCAGGACGAATTGGACGAATGCTCAAACGAAAAAGTAGAGGACTTGTATTTTAGTAGCAACTATGGCGGTGGCCCGCCCATGTGCGCTCGTCCCAATTTTGGTTGTGTTTTATTTGAAGCAAGGAGAGAAAATGGACATTTGCACAGCGATGTACCATCGCGTTAGCGATGATGTTTTCGAGACGTTTCTGAGGACTTTCAGGAAGGTTTCAGGCGCTCATTTACAAGTTTATACCGACAATGTACCCCTTGGACTTCAAAAGAAGTGGTCTAACGACTACCAAGTGGTATGGGTAAATATTGAGTCCATGAAGGGCAAAAGGTGTTACGTCAAGATGCAGGCGGTCAGGAGCGCCCTGTCTAAGTGTAAAGACGGCGACAGGATAATCGTTTCCGACGTAGATACATACTATCTTGCCGACCCGTTCTTGGCGTTTAGTAAATTAGATTATCAACAGAATCTCGCACACGACAATCACGGAACTTGCAATTTTGATATAGGCGTTACGCTAAGACTCCACTCTTATAAGTTTCCGGTCAATTCCGGCGTGTTCTTTATCAACGTGAACAAGAAAAGCAGGGAATCTTTTGACTACTTTGATGTATACGCAGAAGACCACAAAAACAGTTGGGATTGGTTTGTTGACCAAGACTTCATTAACTTCTTGTACGAATGTGGCGAAGCTGTTGATGTTGGCTGGGAGTACAACTTCTGCCCGAACACCGATTATTTTGGGGTTGACAAGGCCGCCGATATGATTAAGAGGGCTTACGAATCCAAATCAGTTAAAGTTCTTCATTTGAAAAGCGAATTGAAGATGTGTATTTACGAAGGTTTTTTGGAAGATGCCGTGACCAAACACCTAAAAGGTGGTTGGGACTGGCGGAAAGAAGGCGCTTAATGACGAAATCTTTGTGGTGCATACCGGCGGATGACAAGCCAATAATGGCCCGTTACGTAAATCTTCTCGATACCATAAAAGAGAATGACTGTAAAGTCATAATGGAAATCGGGGTCTTTAACGGGTTTCACGGCAAGCAGATGATATTGGCTGCGCTTGAGACCCTTGGCGAGGTTCATTATTACGGCTTTGATTTGTTCGAGGACGCTACCCTTGAAATTCTGGAAAAGGAAGTAGCGCCTCGGCCGCCAACAATGGTAAGGGTGCAGGAGAATATGAAAGGCGCAGGCGTACAAGTCCAGCTTTTTAAGGGGTTTTCGGTTGATACCGTACCCTTGTTTGCAACAATGAATATTCAACCCGACCTTATTTTCATAGACGGCAGCCACACAACAGAGAATACACGAATTGACTGGGACAACTGCAAGAAGTTAATGCACGAAACCACTATCGTCTTTTTCGACGATTACATGTCGAACTTCAAAGAGATTGGCTGGGGCTGTAACGAGGTTGTTGACGCTATTGAAGGGTATAATATCGAGTTTTGCGAGCCGCACGATACGTACATGGCGAGAAGGCCGTATACAGAAGAAAGGTTTTTAACCGAAGCGAGGTTGGTCAAAGTATGGAATGCCCACTAACAAAACTTGGTCATTGTGAGAAAATTGACAGGAAAGTCCCGCCTATGTTCTGTTTGTCCTGCCAAGGAGATGCAGAGCAGATAAATAAGTGGAAAAGGGTGGACATATTAAAATGGCGAGAAGAAAATACTCCACCGCTTACTGAACAGCAGAAGGCCGACAAGGACATGGTTTCTGTGATAATGCCGGCAAGGGACTGTGAAGAGCCTTATATCCAAAAGACTATTGACAACCTTAGAGAAACGGCGGTCGGCCCGATTGAGATTATCGTTATCTGCGACGGCTGGGAAGGTAAATACGGCGACTTTACTCTGTGTACTGCCGAATGTGAGGGCCAGAGGGCTATATGCAATAAGGCAGTTAAATACGCTAAGGGAAAATATCTTTACAGGCTCGATGCACACGTGGCAATGAGCGACGGATGGGATGCGAGAATGAAATCGTCCTGCGGAGAGAAGGACTTAATTTGTCCCGTGTTCGACCATTTAGATATAGAAACGTGGAGTCCTACCGGAAGGGATACGGCATTCTGGTATTTAGACCCTGAGTTAAAATGTGCTTCCGTCAGACCGTGGATACCGCCCCAGTTAAGAAAGATAGAAGAACCGACAATGGCCCAGCCCGGTGGGGCGTGGATGGTCAGAAAGAAGAGATATGAAGAACTCGGCGGTCACGATGAATGGCTCGGCAAGCACGGAGCAGTCGGGCCGGAGTGGTCGCTAAAGACATGGCTCACTGGAGGGAATGTTTTAATTAGAACCGATGTTGTATGTTCGCATTATTTTAGAAGTAAATCGCCTTACGGGTACGATTGGAACGAGAGGGAGAAGGCGTTCAGGGAACTGAAGAGAATGTGGGTTGCCGGAACCGATAAGAGACGGACGAGGCCGATGGAATGGCTATTATACAAATTCAATAGTTACGTAAAATACCGACCAACTTCGAGGGTTACTTTAAGATAAATGCCTCTCTACGAATACAGATGTAAATGTGGCAAGATTACGATGGAGATTCGTAGTTTCGCCAAGGCCAACAAACCCGTGACCTGTAAGTGTGGCGGTAAGACCCGCAAGATAATATCACGACCCAATCTTATCACTGATACGAACTTTGGTTACACTGGCAAATACGATGGCAGATTTGGCGGACCAAAGATAGAGGGCAGGCAGGATTTCTGGAGGAGAGTAAAGAACCAAGGTCTTAAAGAAGTCGATTTGAAGGAGTTGGCCGACAGGCCGCAAACTATGGAAAAGCGGCTTGCTAAGCGACTCTCGACAATAAACGCCGACTAATACGGGGGCAATAGAGACGTTCTCTATCCTGTATCGGCTCACTTCATAAATGGGGGCTTATTATGGCCAAAGAAGGAATCGTTAGTTCTACAGACACGTCTGAAAATGTAGGCGCAGAGGAAACCTCTGTAAAAATGGACGAAGCATTCGAGTCGGACACCGAACAGGTAGAAACCGAACAACTCGAAAAAGACGGTTCGGCACAGACCGAGCAAACCGCATTTGACTGGGGGAGTTACGGCTTCCCTGAACTGGTAGGTAAGGACGCTGAGTACGTTAAGAACCACTTTTCGTTCACACGCCGCCAGTATGGTCGTCAGGCCAATGAGTTAGGTGAACTGCGCAGGCGGGCCGAGGAACTCAAAAAACTAAGAGAGCAAGTGACCGGCAAAGAAACTCCCGCCAAAGAGATTGTTTCTGAGATGGACGACTTTGAATTGCAGGCATTTGCGAATTTGTTTAATCAGAATCCTCACGCCGCCATCGACAAGTTTATCAAGCCAGGTCTTAAAGAATCCCTGAAGGCAGACCTTATAAAGGAACTTCGGGAGGAATTCGGCAAGACCGTTGATGAGAAAGTCGGCAGTTTGGCTACCGAGCAGGAATGGCAGGCTTTTACGGCAAGACACCCTGATTACGAGCCGCACTTGGATGTCATGAGGACTTTAATGACCAATGAATATCTCAGTGAAAACGTGCCGTATGAAGAGGTCTATAAGCTGGCGGTATTGGCTAAAGAGGAAGCATCGCTCTTTAGTGACACATGCGCGCTTATGGCCAAGGGACTTCCTTTTGAACAAGCAAAAGGATATGCCGCAGCCAAAGTCCATCAATCTGCGAACGCAGACGGCAAGAAAGCACAGGTTAAGAAAGAAATCGCTTCCGCCGGTGGCGGTCTAAAGCGGTCAGTAAGTGGACAAAAAGTGTCCGAACCTGTCATAACTACGATGGACCAAGCCTTCGGTGAAGAAGACTGAGGGCGTTTTTAAGGAATTAAATCATGGGATTAACCGATGCACAAACCGCTCAGGGTATGGCTACGCGCCACAGGAAATCAGTCAAGGCCATTGTCGCCGGACTGGTCGAGGTCAACGCCCTGTTAGCGAAGATGTTAAAAGGAGACCGTATCAAGTGGGGTGGATACGGAACACATTTCGACTGGTATGTACGTAAACTAAAAGAAACCTCTTCGTGGGTAACCGGTCAATTAGGTTCTCGTACCTTTGAGGAACGCGACCCAATGGCCAATCCGACGTTGCCGTATTGTTTTATCGATGAGAAATACGGCGTTTCGGAGAAGTCTATTAAGACCAACCGCGCTGCGGGTGAAATGAAGATTTACGACATCCAGAAGGAAAACGCGCTCGTTGCGCAAAGTGCCTTGTATAGGGCTATTGCTGCTTCTTTGTATAGCAATGGCGCTGACGACCCGCTTGAGCCGGTCGGCCTCATGGCAATAGTAGGCGATGCCTACGCAACCACAACCGCATCGACCGTGGCGGCATTGAAGGCTTACGCCGGAATTGCCCTTACCACCGCCGGAGTTTCAGCTTACAACGCTGCTTATTCGTCAATGGGTTGGGACAATGAGTATTGGTATCCGCTGGTCGTAAACACCGGCGAGATTCCAACCAAAAGCGCAAGTCCCTTGTGGTCTACCGACTGTATTAAGGACCTTGCGTGGATGGTACACGCAATGCAGCGGACGGCGGACAAATCCGGAACCGGCAAGATTCTCAAACCAGACCTGGCACTGATGAATACTGACCCGTGGAGTGCGTTAATGGCACTACTGGCAACAAGCCAGACCACATATAACATTCCTTTGGGTTCTGCCACGCCGGAATTGGCCAACTTCTCACATATCAAAGTAGGCACCCTTGATGTAGTTTTTGATGAGAATGTACCAGACGACGCCGGCTCAGAGGAACGAGTTCTCGTTCTGGATTCAAAGGCGTTTGTACTTGAAACCTGTAACACAAAGTCAGAAGGCCTGGTTGAAGGCCAATGGAAGCAAAACGACCCCGAGGTCGTTGGTGGGGTCGGCATTTACAAGTCCAATATGGGCCTGCGCTGCGAATCTCCTCACGCCGTTGGCGTTATTCTGGCCTGCGACACATAGTCTAAAGGAGGCCAATCATGGCTAAGTTTTTACCTAATTGTGGAATCCCTGTAGATTTTGAAGGATTCCAAAACGCAAGGTCGCCGAGGGACGTAGTTGTGTTCTTCGACGACTTTTTGGGAGCATCCTGGAGTTCCAGTGCTGACGCAGCCAAATGGAATTACACCCTTATTACCACCCAAGCAACGCTTCCGACCTGTCTCGACGGGACAGATGCGGCAGAAGATGAAGCTGGTGGTATTCTTAAACTCGGAGTTGATAACACCGCCGATGAGGGCATCAACATGCAGGTGAACGGTGAACAGTTCCATTTGGACGGTGGTTATCCGCTGTACTTCGAGGTCCGCGTCAACGCTGCAAGCATCCTTGATATAGACTGGTTCATTGGTCTTGCCCAGACGGATGCCGAAATTATCACCGGTGGGGTCACTAACAGAGTAGGTTTTGAATCTGTCATAGGCACAATGAGCTTTGTTTCGGAAGATGCTGACAGCCAGAAAACAGTTGGCACAGCTATTACCGAAGCTGCCGACGACTGGATTCGCCTTGCTTTCTTCTGGGACGGCAAGAAGTTGCATTTCTCGGTTGACATCAACGATAACGGTGAGTTCGAGTACAAGGGCTGTCTGGTTGCTGCGACTACGGCACATTATGTGCCGCAGGCGATTATGATGACCCCAACGATAGAGGCTATCGTAGCCGCGACAGGCGGAACGTATCTCTACGTTGACTACGTACTCTGTATGCAACAAAGGTTTAGTGAATAGTTTTCTCTCCTTTCTCTGTGGGCGCGTCTTCGGGCGCGCCTATGGGAGGGAATTAAGGAACAATATGTCAAAATTAAATGGATATACCAAACTTGTGGCGAGTTTCCTCGTTGGCCTTGCAGTTCCAGGCCTTATAGCGTGGGGTTCACTTCATAATCAGGTCAAAATAAACAGGGAGCAAATCGGCAATGCAGTTAAGCAAGAGGCTTTTTCTGAGTACAAAGATGGTGTTGAAAACCAGCTTGAATCGCTGAATGATAATGTTAAAAAAATCCTGGATACGTTACTGAAGGAGCAGAAATGAAAAAGTTAATAGTCTTTTTAATACTGACCTTAGGTTTGCTTTCCGGCACTGCCAGTGGCAAAGCTTACACCGAGAGTATATTCCTTTCTAACGGCGCAACTGACGTAAATCTGTATATCTTGATGGAAGACGCGGCTGACGACCCGTGTGATGGCCTTACTGTAACCAACTTTGATATGTATTATCTCGAAGATGGAACGGCGTGGTGTACCAAAAGAGATGCAAATGCTTTGGGTTCTGCCGTTGCCGCACACGACGACTGGGAGGCACATGATTGCAATTTTGGTGTTTACCGCGTTGATTTTCCTGATGCCGCTTTTGACGGAGGAGTAGGCAAGCAAGTTATTCTATACGTTACCGACGCAGCCACGGCCAATACAAGCGATGTTGCTATTTTGACGGTCATATTAACTGATATAGCAACGGCAACGAACCAAGCAACAATAGCGGGCTATATTGACACAGAAATAGCGGCCATACTCGCCGACACTAACGATATTCAGGAAGATTGGTCAACCACGATTGGGTACATTGCAGACCTCTGGCTCGATGCCGGATAGGAGTTATAAATGGCGAATGAATTATTTGTGGCTCACCAGCCAAGCAAAACCATCTATGCTATTTTGTGGAAAGTTTCTACTAACTACGTTTGGGACACGGGCGATGAGGCCCTTGAAGCCGCCGGTACGTGGAACGCCACAAGGATGGCCCAGTGCGATATTGCCTTAACTGACAGGGGGGGTGGCTACTACACAGCTACTTTTCCGGCCGCCTGTACGACAGAAGGTATTTACCGAGTACTATATTACGAGAGGGCCGGTGCAGCGCCGGCAACTACCGACCGGAGAATAAAAGAGCAGGAAATCAACTGGAACGGCACTTCGGAAGTCACCAGCCCGACAGCTACGGGTTCGGGGTATACCCTGGCCGACCTAATGAGTATTTGCTATTATCACGGCTGGCATGACAAGTCTACTGATGGGGCAAGTGCTCTTACAAGGTTTATCAACCAGACAATATACAAACTAACCACTCTCGCTCCATGGCCGGAATATCACAGAAGGAACGGGAGGATAACTCTGGCCACATCTGACAATGATTACGTCTGCACCGATTCCGATGACACGGAAATTGAAGGGCTGGGCAAAGTAGGTCCCGTTATCAGCGCTGCCAGAAGCGTTCCTCTCAACGAGATAACAATAGAAGAATGGCTGTTCGAGACGACCTATCACGCGGGTACTGGCCAACCTCTTCAGTACGCACTAAGAAAGTATCTAAGTTCAGGACTGGTCAGGCAGGAGATGTTGGTCTATCCGAATCCAACGAGTTCACAAAACGGGGACTATCTCTACTTTCCTTACTGGGTACAGCCAGTTGAATTAGCTCTATCTACTGATACTACCGACTGGCCCAATTACAGGGCGTGGCTCCTGGAAGAAGCATTAGAAATGAGAATAGCTTCCGGCAAGAGGGATACACAGGGGACTATTCTGGAATCGCAGGACTTTATGATGATGGTGGAAAGGGCGTTTGCCGATTCCCGAACAAGCTACATGCCGATTCAGGCCAAGTCAATCGAAGCTATAGCGCCCGGTAAGTGGACACTTGACAATATAAATAAGGTATTCTCGTGATAAACCAGAGAATAGATACTTTCTACGGTCTGAATAATATGCTCAACCCCGCCAGCGCCGAGTACAGGGAGGGTATGGCGTATAGGAGTTATCGGGGCAGAATTGACGAGCATGGTGTATGGGCCGCGCAGTCTGCGCTTGTCGGTATAACTTCTCCGCCCTCCGAATTAGGCTCTCCACACGGCTCCGGTAATTACCTGAAATATCTGGCAGTTGACGGCACTTCCCGCGTGGTCAGTATGGGACTTGACACAATCTGCGATGTAGGCCCGAACAAGAAATTATACTCGACTGACGGGGATACATTAAAAAACGCCGCCGGAACGGTGACGGCATACACCCCGCCTTCTGCACCGACGCCTGTGGGAACAGACGGGACCGGCAGGCAGGAGATAGGCACTTATTATTACATGTGTACCTATTACGATAATATCTATAAAAGGGAGAGTCTGCCGTCTATCGTAGCGGCGGCGACTAACGACATTGACAGGGATTCTTATGACTACAATGCGGTTGGTACGCCTACTGCCACAGATGACAAAAGAGTAAGACTGTACCGCTCTAAAAGAACGTCGGCAGAGGACAGTGTATGGAATGCTGCCAATGTATTTTACTTCGTTACCGAACTAACAACGGGTAATTCTTATAACGACCGGATGAGCGACAGGGAAATCGGCAACGTCGAATACGAAGGGCGTGGTACTGACCCCGTAACGGCCATAGGCGCAGCGCCAGATTGTATTGCATCGTTCCATAATCGAATGATGTATTTTTATGACAATATACTTTACTGGTCTGCCGCCGGTCAACCACAGGATGTCGCTGTTGATTACTCAGTTACAATAGACAGTACGGCGGTTGCCTGCAAGCCTAAATTGAGCATAGGCGTTTACGCTGAAGCTAAATATGAAATAACCGAACTCGACGGCCATAAAGTTTTGGCTGCTTTTCCTATGGATGGGAAATTATGGGTCTGGACTAAAGACAGGATGGGCTTTATCGAGCCTACTAATAGGCTGGAGGGTTACAAGTTTTTTCTCAAATGGAGCGGGGTAGGGGTAACAAGCGACAAGGTTCTGGCTTTATCTCCTTACGGATTGTTCGGGGCGGATAAACAAGGTGTATGGCTGTTCGACGGGAGGAACACGCCTAAAAGACTGACCGATAAGGCAATCGACCTGCACGCAGGGGCTGATACTACTTTTTCAAATATCAATTTTGATAACAGCTTCGGGGTGTGGGTCCCGAAATTAAACGAATACTGGTGGGGTGTGAGTGGGAAAATTCTTGCATATCAGGCTGACAGGAGGATTTTCTGCGGGCCTTATTCTTACTCCAAAACCGGCGGCTGCACGGTCGGCTCTGACGCGTACCTGACCGGCGCTGTTGCTCCGAGTATGACGACAAAAGAAGACGTTGCTCAGAATATGGAGTTCTGGTTCGGCCAGTCCGTACCGAAAGCGATTAAAGACGAAGTTGAAGTTGAGATATGCCACTCTATTGCAGGGGGCGCAACGGCACAATTATACCAAAACGCGATAGCATCTGAAACGGGTGCTACTTCCGATACGGCCATAACCTATACTACTTCGATAGGGAAAGTAAAAGGGACAAAGAGCGGCAGGATGTTCATGTTGAAATTAACTTTGGGGGCGTATCCGCTTGCGGCGATAAGTTATAAATATCGAATTTTGGAGCCTGAATAATGGCTGGTAACTATACAGAAATCCAGAACAGACCCAATAACAAGAAGAGGCAGGAAGCCTATCAAATGGGGGTGGGGTTTACCGACGTTGACGGAAATTCCGACCAGTACAAGGGCAGGTCGAAAGAAGATTTGAGAGTTAATTCACTTCCCACTCAAACGGAAAGCTCATGAAAGTATTTCGTAGCGTAGATATAACTAAGGGTCTGATAAATGCAATCAGCCCGTCTTCCGGCACTTACCCCGAAGGCGCAGCGTGGGTTTCTGACAATTCCCGCATAGACAAAAACGGGGTCTGGAATAAAGGGCCCTCTTTGGGGTCGCGAATAGTAGGTGTGCCATCAACAGTCACGCATCCTGGTACGGCAGGTCTTCATTTTGCTTCCGTATCAATTTTGGGTAGTCATAAAATAGTAAAAAATATTGGCGATACGTGTGTTGTTGAAGGGCCTAATGGATATGTGTACTTTCCGATAGACGGAGAGGCGGCAAACGCGTGGTCTGGAACTGGCGACGAAACTGACGTTGGAATAACCGCCCCTACCTCTTATCCGACAATAGCCATTTCTGCCACCGGGGCAAGGCAGGAGTCGGGAATATATTACTATATGGCAACTATTTACAATCCCGATAGAGATGTGGAATCACTTCCGTCTTACGTGGGTGAACATTGGGTAGGCAGAATTTACGCTTATCTTTCCGGTACTACCAACCATCCTGACCAGAGGATACCAGACGTACCCAGATTGAGCGGAATAACATCTTCAGGAAATAAAATAAGGTGGTACAGGTCCAAGGTTGTCAAAATCAAAAAAGGCGACACGTTCCAGACCCCACAGGCGAATATGCCGACCGAATTTTACTTTGTAGGAGAGGTGGATACCGGCTCGAATTTTGACGATTACGCACATGATTCGGAAATAGCCACACCTGAAAACCTATACACTGGAAGAGGAAGTAAGCCCGTAACCGACCCCGATATTCTTGCTGTATTCGACAATAAGATGTTCTATTTTTACGCAGGCAAGATTCGCTGGTCGAGTTCAGGCCGACCGGAAGAAGTGCCACAGGAATACTCCTTAACCGTCAGACATGATTACAGTGTCGGCACATGGGGCCAGACGGCAGATGATACCTTCATGCAGAAGCTCAAGAAGGGCACTGCCGTTACCAGTACGGTGACTAAAAAACCATTACTCGATACGGGAGTTTACGCAGAGGCCCTTATAATGCCGCCTGAGTTGGCGGGTAAAACAGTTAAAGCGGCCATAGAATATAACGGTAAACTGTGGGTGTTTTGCGAGACACAAACAGGATATATCGTTCCGTCGGCGAGTGAAGGTTATAAATACGTTCACGTTTCAGGTGGTATAGGCGCGGTGAATCAGTGGGTATTGGCGAAATCTCCTTATGGTTTGTTTGGGGCCGACCAAAAGGGCGTGTGGGTTGTAACCGAATCCATCCGCAGATTGAGTGATGGAATTATAGATATAGGCGATTCCGACAAGAGTACCTACGCCTATTCAATCTCTAATAGCTTCGGGGTTTGGGTGGATTTGCTTAATGAATATTTATGGTGCTATACGGGTTCGGACAGCGCAAAAGTTCAACTTGCTTACCAAGCCGATAAGGAGAGGTTTGTCGGGCCTTACGCCCTGAGCGTTACCGGCGGGTGTACCTATAATTTAGGTGACGTTAGTGAGTGTTATATGACCAGCGCCAAGACTCCCATTCTTTCTACAAGGTCGGGCGCGCAGACCTTGAAGTTCTGGATGGGGCAGAGTGAATACGTAAAAGACAACCTCAAAATAGAAATTCTATACGACAGCATATCTTAATGATAATTTACCCCATACCATCCAGAGAATCACTTGGTCTCGCCGAGACGGACAGTCCGGCCTTCACTGACCTGACAATCTCTTCGCCATCCAATATCTATGCGCTAAGCCACGACAGTTTCGCCGATTACGCAGCCAATAAACATATCGATTGGACGAATACCGCATCTAATTTCTCTACCTCCGGCACGCTCGGCGCAGGGGCGGGTACTTTAACATCCCTAATCTGCCCGACTATCGGCGTTTCGGGCGATACTGATTTATTAGGCTTGGCGGCCAATGCTTTGACGGTGAACGGCACGCTGGGCGCAGGGGCGATAACCGGTACATCCTTAAATATATCTGGTGACGCTGATATTAGAGGGGCACAATTCAGGGGTTGGGGCGACGGGACAAGATTGCTATTTTCTACAGCAGGGCCTTCGTATATTGGCGGAACAGATGTGGTGTGGTTAGGCTATACAGCTGCTCCGGGTCAATGGTTTTTAGGTACTGCCATTGGCGATATAGCTTTTAGGGCGGCTAACACCAAAAAATTACATATAGGGATTAGTGATGGCGCTGGCACTTCCTACCCAAAAATGACTTTTAGTTCTGCTGGAATAGCAATCAATCCAAGTGATTCAATTATAACACCGACTAATGCAATGTCTTTTGCCCTCGACAAATGGATAGACTTCGGCGCAGCCACGCAAAGAGTAGGCTCTGACGATGAGAACTATTTAGACCTGCAGGCGGCTACCGGCATTAGGGCAAATGCGGGCTTAACTGCAACGGGGTTTGTCACCACCGGCAACATAGGCGACGGCACTTATACTAATACAGTAGCACAGTTGGCTACTGCCTCAATAAACTTTGTTATTGACGGTGGCGGGTCTGCAATAACTACCGGAATTAAGGGCTATATTGAAGTTCCTTTTGCCTGCACAATAAAACAAGTCACCTTACTGGCCGACCAGAGTGGCGCGATTAAAATAGATATATGGAAATGTAGTTATGCCGATTATGACGTTTCCACCCACCCCGTTGATGCCGATACGATAACCGGAGCGAACGAACCGGAAATAGCGGCAAGCGGTGTTAAAGACCAAGACGCGACCTTAACAGGCTGGACTGTTGCAATAGCGGCGGGAGATATTCTGGCCTTCAATGTAGATTCTATAACTACCATAGAACGATGTACTCTTTCTCTCAAAGTAATTAAGGACAACGCATAGTGGACGACAAAATTTGTGAAATTTATGATAAGAGGCCGGATATTTGCAGGCGGTTTCCCACTACCGAATACCAGATAAAGGACTTTGATAAATGCACCTACTATTTTAAGGATGGTATGCGGAAAGGCTCTTGTTGCGGGTGTGGTCAGTGCTGTGTAAATATGCCCTGGCCGGATGGTAAAGATGATATTTGCAGGTACTTAAAATAATGGCACAGGAAACACTAAATGCCGGTAGCGTAAGTTCAGTTAATGCGACGTGGACTGACGCTGCCAATATAAGAGCCCAATACGATGTTGCTACGGCCTATTTTGACCAGGCAGCCGCAGGTGATTATTCGGGCGATGCCAATCTTGAGGACACCACTAACACCCCAACGGCCGTAAACCACTTCAAGGTTATCTACTGGAACTCCGGCAGTCCCATAGCCGACGACACCTTCTCACTACAGGTTTACAATAACCATACAACTGCTTGGGAGGAATTGGGGACAGACCTACAGAAAAGTGAAACCGAATACAATGATACATATTTGGCTGCTATACAGGCCAAGTTTGCCGCTGCTGCTGATAAGGCCGCTTTTGTGAATAATCTTGCGGTAAGATGGGCGATAGTCCTTACCAAAAGTGCTGACGGCGTCCAGATTTCTACTCAGGGCATCGAGATGGAGATTGAATATACAGCCCCAACAGGCTTTCCACATTCACAATGTTTAATTATAGGATAAGGAGAAAAGAATGAAAGCAAGCGAAAACAAAGCAAAGGATACTGAAACAGACCCACAAAGAGAGAAAGACTATGCCGAGCTTGGCAAACTTTCTTTAGAGATGGGCAAAATGCAGGCCGTATTTGCCCGCCTGCAAAAAAGAGCAAATGAATTAGGCGCGAAACTAAATGGCTGACGAAATCCAATTTGGATATTTGATTGATAAGACCCTGACCTATGGGGCGTACGCTCCCGACGGCACGGAGAGGACTGCCGCAGGTACGAGTTTGCCTCAGGATGCGTCTATCGACGGGTATTACCACGCTACCGATGCTAATATAGTTTCCGGTGACGTTGTGATAGTCAAGGAAGGCACTGTGCCTGTGGGGTGGGGTCAATACAATCCAAACGTACTTCTGGCTTCGGACGGGCTTGACAATATTTCTACTACCGAACCTTCCGGTCTGGCCTCAAATTTTAGGGAAATGTTTATACAGGTATTCAGGAGGCTGTTTGGCAAAGCCACTATGACAAATTCGGCCTTGATATGCTACAAAGAAGACGAAACTACCGTAGCTACAACGCAGGTCATTAGCGATGATGGCACAACGCAGACGCAGGGAGAGGCGGCGTGAGATTATTCGGGAATATAGACAGTAGGATAACAAGTAAGGACTTGCCCTTCTTTTATATTTGTCCTTTTGCTCCTGATGATTATGACAGCGAACTGGACATTACAATCCACCAGAACGTAGTGGCCAAAGAGTTAGGCGCAACGATAAGCGGGCCTTATGCAAGTGGGTATAGCACCGAAATAAGCCATATAGACCCGATAGGTTCAGGTAGGTTCTTTGAGATTGATATTGAAATTCCGGCGAATGTAAGTTCCAAGATTAAATTTATTAACTTCTCCGCCGACGTTGTACCCAGACCGGAAAGACATTTAAGATGAGTATAGACGTAGTTATCTATCAAAACGCAGTCACTTCCGAAACGGGAGCCACTACCAGTAATACCTTCGAGCATACGGACTCTAATTTAGTTGGTCTGGCAGAGCCACAGGGTTCGGGGCGGTTCTTTGAAGTTTCTATCGCCATAGGAGCAAGTGACACGGCGGAGATTGCTGCGATAAATTATAAGGCTGATATTATACCGAGAACGGAAAGACACCTGCGATGACCGAAGACTTGCTCAAAAGAATGGAGAATATAGAAGAGTT